CCTCCACCATCTGGTAATGCTGCAATTGCTGCGTTTATTGCATCAATTTCTGTTTGCATTTCCGGTGTTGGTGTCCCATCTGGGGCGAGAGCGGTTAACACTAACGCCAATAAGTTCGTTAAAATTTCTTTCATTTTGTCAATTGTTTTTTAAAATTAATAAATTGTTTAAACACGTCAACATTTAACGCTTTTTTCTTGTCCATATATTTGTTATAGATATTTTCTTGTTTTGTTTTTGCATGGTTCATCACTGCAAAAGAATTTAACCCTACGAATCCCAAATTCAAAATCGCTTCGTCAGAGGTTAACCACCACTCCTGTGATATTAATTCTGTTAGCTCGTCAATTGGTTTTTTACTTCTAAACTGTAAATTCTTAATAAGATTATCGCTCTCAATTTTGTCCAGCAGATCCGCTTGATTTCTCATTTGAATTGCTGTGCCTTGTATCCCGCTTTCAGGTTTGTGATTCATTACCATTGCACCCTTTGCAATATTTACTATATCACATTCATCAAATAGTAAATTTGCAGCACTTGCACAAATTCCAAGTATATTGAACGTTTTATTTGCCGGTGAATTTTTTATTATAGCTCTACTTGCAACTGCTGCAAAGATTTCACCACCGTAACAGTCTATATTAACTATTAACTCGTCATCCGATGTTAATCCGTTCAATTCAGCCTTTACAGATGATGGCGAAACTTCTCCCTGATTTTTAATTTCAGAAACAATGTCACCAAATATGTTAAGTTCTTTTATCATTACACAATCCCCTTTCCAGTTTCTGCGATAGTTTTATAATCAATATCCAATTTCAGTTCTCGTTTTGCAAAGTTAGCAAAATATTCACAATACTTTGAATGATTTTCGTAAAGTATTTTGTTTGCTTCTTCGTAATTTGCAAATGTCTGTCCTTCCGAGGGCAGTAATACATAAGGAACGCCCAACTTGCTGCAAATATATTCTTCACATAATTTCTTAGTGTCTAAAATTCCAAGCTTCGTTGAATCAAATGTTATAGTATTAACATTCATTTCGTTGTTAAATATCAGAATGTTTGACTGACTATCATTTGAAACTCCGTGTTGTTCTGAAATACTTTTTTCAAGTTCTGCTCTATCAACATCATTCAATCTTGCAATTGAATTGACCCCAGATGGAGTTTTCGGCGAAATCATTGTAACAAATCCGCTTTTGCTCATGCCGTTTTTTTGACAGCTCAAAGCGATGTTGTAAAGTGAGCTATAAGGTTCGCACTTGTAAGAGATAGTTCTTTCGCCTGAAAAAACATTTGGTTCGTCAAATTCAAAAACCTCTGCATTCGGATAATTACGAATTGTTGTTTTTTCAACATTCCAAGTGTAATTATTTCTTGAAATATAAAATAACTGACCCTCTATTCTTGCAAATATAGCGTGCCCTAATATAATATAATCGTTAAAAATAGATACTGAATACTTTGATAAGATTCTTAAAAAATTAATATACTCAAAATTATTTACCTGTACCGGGTCGACTGGTCGCCAGTTAGTACCATTTAGTAAATCAGTTCTGTAACCTTTGATTTGTGAAAATAAATCAAACTCGTCAATAGCAAAACCCAAGCCAAAGCGGTTGTAAGTACCTATCATACTATTCGACCGACCAAGTTGTTTTTGGCTTGCCGTTTTTATTCTTCCTATCTCATAGTTAAATATCTTCATTGCTTAATTTATTTCGGTGCAAATATAATCATATTTTTATTAAATGCAAATAATTCTCTAGAAAAGTATTTTTAATTCCCCGAAAATTAAAATATAAGCCATTAGTGCATTGTTAAGACAGTCGATATTATCATCGTTGGCACAATCAATTTTGAAAGTATAAAGTTGCTGTATAAACTCTCTATTTTGCAAGGTGTCTAATATAATTAACTTTTGAGTAATTACGTCAAAATTTGCCATTATGCGCTCGTACTTATCTTGACGACTATACCAACCATCAACCGGAATACCTGATAGAAAACAGTCATTATAAAATTTCAATCCAAATTCACCGTTTGTTTCGATGTATGTTCTTTGAACCGGGTAGTCCTTTTGCCACTCCTTAATTTTCTCTCCTAGTAAAACCTTTTCAATTTTGTTTCTTGAAAATGAATCAATCAAAATAACTTGACCATTTTCATCAATAGCAGTTAATGTCAAGGCGAAAAAATCGCATCCTTTAGCATTTGATGGATCCGCAAAGATAATGAAGTTGTGAAGTCCGGAAGTTTTTTCTTTTACAAAATGAATATTGTCAGGTGTGAATATCTCACCTGTTATCTCTGCAAAGATACCCTCGCACATTACCTGCCAACGCCAGTAATCATAAGATCCAATCTCTGCACGTTGTCCGGCTTCCGTCCATTGCAAGAATAATTCTATTTGTTGTTTAGTTAAGAATGAGTTATCTCTCCACGTTGTTTTTAAAAAATTGGTATCAGTAATCAGGTCGTTAATCCAAAACTCACGCCACGGGTTGTAATCGTAAATCGTTTGACCTGTGTTTTTTATCCTTAAAATTTCAGCGGTAGTTTTTGAATACATATTGCATTCGTTAATATATCGAATGTCACAAGTACCAAGACTGTTTGCAATTTTTTCAGCTTTTATATTATCCGGTATGTTAATAAAAGATATTTCATTTCCCCTGTATACGTATGTCTTTTGAACATCATTATGCTTAAATTTTTTAAGCATCGGGTCAAAATAGCTATCGAAGTCATATTTTAACCCTTTGTTTTGTTGCTTTGGACTTTCTGAAAAGCACTGTATTCTTATTTTTTTTTGAGATTCAATTAAATTTAACCCACTTTGGATTAACACATCAGCCGTTTTGCCAGAACCTTTAGAACCTTGCAAAATAATAACTGATTCATTTTTTGTCCGCTCAAAGAAATCAATGTATTTTCCAATCCTATCTATATTCATACTCTTTTAACAATTATCTCGTTATCGGATGGGTTATTTTCACTTTGAATTTGAATAAGTAAATCCTTTGCAACTGTGAATTGTTTAGCTGTTTTTGCATCTGCGTAGAGTTCAACCAATGAAATTTTATTGAAATTGTACTCATAAATTTTTAACGCTTCATCCAAATGTGTATTAACTTTTCGGAACTCCGACAGTTCATAACATGAAATTCCTAGTTCGCTACACAATTTGTCAATTGTTTGGCCCTGCTGACCAAACAATTTGATTGTAGTTAATATTTTTTCATCAAATTTCATGCTATTAAATTTTCGTTGCAAAGATAAGAATTATTTCATTACTTGCAACAAATTGGAAAACAGCAATAAATTAGTAAAAAATCGTTTCAATCGTTAATGGTTTGATTTTTACTATATTCAATTCTTAAAATTTTACCCACATAAAGGTTAATTTACATTAATGTTTTATAGCTAAGTAGTTGGTATTTAATATATATAGTAAATATATATATATAATACACAGATACTATATACATCATCACTATAAAAATAAAAAAGTTTTCGTTTTTTTCTCTATTTTTTACTAAACCATTTTTTTGCATTGATACTCAATACGTTGTCCGTAAAAAAAAAGGTAAAAAAAGGGTAAAAAAATCGTGTAAAATTTATTTTTTACTAGTTTTTTCGGGTGTTTTGGTTAAAAAATAACTAATTAATACAAATTTAAACTAGGTAATTTGGGTGTTTTTGAGGGTTTTTTGAGGGTTTTTTGGGTTAAAAACAAAAATATCTGCTTAACTCACTAACTGATAATAAATTAAACCGATATTATGTGATATTTGGTTGATTATTTTTCTTTGCAAAAACATAATAATAGAATTTATCCAGCTAAAATCTCTTTTAATTTTGTTTGATAAATTTTTTAAAATTTTCTCTTTTTATAATTTCCTTTTGACAATGACTTAACTATACCTAAGTTACTGCACTCATAAATTCCTTCATAACCAGGAATTTCTTTCCAAATTTCTTTTTCGTTTTGCATAATAATAAAAATACCCCCGAAAAGTTTGTATTGCGTCTCACTTCAATACTCGCTTAACGAGGGTTTTAAATTAGTTTAGTTACCTTAATGTGAGACGTGTAACTCGATACAAAAATACAAAAAATAATCAACAATTAAATAGAATATAGTCACCAATATCACTTCCAATTGGCATTTTTTGCAAACACGGAATGATTTCTATTTTTGTATTTAGATTTAACTTTTTAATTTTATCAGCCCATATTTGATTTGAATCTGTGTCTGGGATGCATATTATTTCTGCATTAGTTTTTATTTTGGCAATTAATCCGAGGTTCTGCATCCCTCCGCAAGCTACGAATAAAGTATTCTCATCCTTTTTTACTATATCACACAAAATAGCAGTTTTTTCGCTCTCTACTACAAAAATCTTTGAAGTGGAACTATTTATCAAGTGAGCCCCGAAAAGTGTCTGTGTAAGTTCGTGGCGTACCAAATCAAAGCCGTTTGAGTTATGCAACCAACTTGCACCCCTCGCCTTGTTTCGGTGTCCATCGGAAAAATACTGAATTTTTTTCCCGGCGACAATCCGCCCGGACTGGTTTACTTGCCAAAAAATTGTGTCTCCCCAATCACTGGTTCCGATTTGATATTTGCAAAAAGTATCATAAACCAAATATTTATCAAATTTGCTGCAAAGAAATTTAAACAGCACATTGTTTGCATCTTTGTTTAACGTTTTTCCCATGACAAGCGGGTCAAAATAAAACGGAATCTTTGGTTCTTGGTGAATTGGCTCACGTTCCACTTTTTCGGTTGCGGGTCGTTTTTCATAACCGCAATTGAACATACGTTCACAAACTCCGTAATCCTCGCTAATCAGTTGATTTGTATTCGTATCAATAAACCTTTTTAATGTCTTGTGCCCGCAATTTGGACACAAGTATTTTTTTTTTGGTTGATATTGGTAACGGTAATTTGAGATCATTTTCTTGCAATTTAAAATGGTAATTTGTAATCTTCTTTATTGATAATTAACTCAACCTCATTAATAATTAACTCGTTTTCATTTTCTAAATTTAACTTACAAAGTCCTTTAACTACATCCGATTTCCTCCACATTGATGGGCGGTTTGGATTTCCGAACAGCTTTGTTATGCACTCCCGGACTAGCTGTTTGTTAAATCCTTTTTCAAATTTGTTAACGTGTTCGTAAAATGTGCCGATTGAAATTTGACAAGCGCATAGCTCAACTATTTTAACGAAACTATCAGTTTGAAAATAGCTTGTAAAATCGTCAATATTTTGGCTTTCAATTCCTTTAACCTCTGTATCTGATTGCATAGAATCATACCACTCCTGCCATTCTCTCGTTCGTTTGCATTGCCGGATAAATTGCAGAAAAATGTTATAAATTTGCTCATAGGTTAAATTCTTATACTTTTGAGAAATTTCGTATTCTAAAAATCTACGTTCAGTTTTGTCTTGCACGTAATGAATTAACGGATTATTTGAGGTGAAAACTAAATTACACTTGCAATCGACATCAATTTGATTTTTATAAACAAAACGAACCTTAGTACCATCCGATGTAATTCTATCTTTCAATATTCCGTATGTCTTTGACGTGTCGCTAGGCATGGCTTCATCCAACAGCACCGCCCGGGAACTGCAAATCATTGGCGCAACGTGATCCATAAATCCCAATTCCTGAGGTAGCGTTGATTTGAATTTTCGGACATCGCTATGTGAAAGCTCACCGTTTAAAATACAAACGATTGTAGCTGCTACCGTTGTTTTTCCAGTTCCTTTTTTGTCACTCCAAAAATAAAGTGCTTTGTTCAAAGATGCTGGGCAATTTGCATCTTTTGATTGACAAACGAAATACTTTAACATTTCTATTTGCAAATCCGAAAAGTGAAAAGAATCTTTCAAATCAATAACTGATTTCTTGAATAACTCGTCTGATTGTTCGCATTCCATTAATTTGTTAAACCTATCGGTAATACATTTTAACGCATAAGTTCCGAACCATAATTGATTGGCTGTACCCTCAACCCATTTTTCTCGGTTATCAATTCCCTTGCAAATTCCTTTCATTTGTTCGTAGTACATGAAGCCTTTTTGCTTGTAGATTTCCATGAACTTTTTAGGGTTTAAAAAAGCGGGATCGGTTAGATAGTCGCTAAAAATCTTTTTGCATAGGTTTTTTATGTCTTGTTTTGAGTTAAATGTTTTCGTTTCCAGATATTCCGTTAAACTATCAAATTCAAGTATTTCGTTCCATACTTCGGAAACCAACAAATCAGTAATGTTAAAACCTGTATTATTAAAAAATTCAATTTTCAACGCTGATTCCTGACCAAAGAAATGATTTTTTTCTTTGCATAATTTAATAAATGATTCTTTTTCTTGCTTTGAAAAAACACTACAGTATAATTCAGGGTCTGATTTCGTTGCAAAAATAGCAGCCGACACTATAGGTGGGGGCAAGGGAGTACTAAGATGGTTTTTTTGCCACCTCAAAATTTGAGTATAAACCATGATTTCAGGCTTTTATAAAATAAATACCCTCCCTTTTAATCAATTTTAATCCTGCTTTTCTTGCTATTTTCGCCCAATAATCCTTGTCGCAATCAAACACTCCTTGCAAATAATCTAATATGTTGATATAACCTGTGTTATCTTCCAAATATTGCGTGTAAACAACTTTGAACCAATTAAGTAATTGTTGGTCTGTCTTTTGTCTACTCGTCAATTGTTGTTTTGGCTTTAATCCTTTATTAGCCATTTCTGGTAATGCAGATGTTTTGATTATTTTTTTCATTAGATTATATTTTTATTATTAATAATGTTTTATTCGTTA